GTCCACTGGTAGGCATCGGCCTGAGTGTGCCAGGGCACCCACACACCGTGCAAGGTATGATACTCCTGCGCTGCCCCCCACGTACAGGAAGGGTACGGAAAGACATTGCCTGCCGCCTCCGCGTGGCGAGCCTGATGGGAGAGGCTCCAACCAAGCACGGAGGCTGCGATAACGAGAATAAATAAAGACCCGACGAGTGCTGAACGGAGAGATCGTTGCTGCATAAAATACGCTCCTTGCTTTATACTTCACCAAGTATAGCAAAAAGCATCCGTTGTTACGCTCAGGTAGTACTTCTTTCATCCCCGCGCAAACAGTATCGTCACCACGCTGTAGAGGTATATCTCAAAGATGATAACGCCGATGACAAACAGCGCCGCGCCTGTCAATCCCACAACCCTGCTCATATATCCCTTTTTAATTGATGAAAATAAATGCCGCGACCACGGCAAGCGCGATGATGCAGCCAATCGCCACTAAGACCGGTAGCGTCCATTGCTTTATAATTCCCCACAGTTTCATCAGTCACCCCTTTCTGCTTCACGTACATCTATTATGGTCTGGTTGCAACCCACCAGAGCAGGCTCGTCCTGGAAGCACCGTCATCAATCTGATTGTCTGTCATAGTAATCTTCCCCCCTCAGGCCATTCCCAAGGAAACTTGTCATGCTTACTCAGATTACAGGTAGGACAGGCTAACACAAGATAGTCAATAGTATTAGCAGGAATATTAGTACCAGCAACACGCGAGAGAGGGAAGGTGTGGTCAACGTGATAGACGTATCCCCCATCGCGTTTCTTGAACGTAGAAAACCCACAGGCAGCATAATAGCAACGATACTTCTGGCGTCTTAATTGCTCTTGTATTTGTGCAGCAGTATGGGTTCCTAGGACGGTTTTTCTATGCGCACGCATCTTATGTGAACTGACCCGTCTATGTGCAAGTCTCTGTTCAGAAGATAGATTCATTGCCTGGGGACTCAGTGTTCCTGTACCTAACCATGTTCCCCAACTCTGCCAGTCATTGCGGTAGATGAGGTGTGGGGAAACAGGGATATTTGTCGGTTTCCCTCCTGACTTGCAAAAGTCACGCCACTCGCCGGTATTCTTGAGTCCTAATGTCCTAACATATACTTGGGCTTCTTCAAAGGGGATGTATTCATAGTTTTGTGGTGCAATTGTTCCTGTCCCAAGCCAATCTCCATAACCATGAAACTCAGACTTATAAACGTGATGAGGGTCTGAGGGTATGTTAGCTGGTTTCATATCTGATTTAGAGTACTCTCTCCATTCGTGATTGCTCTTGAGTCTTAGCGTTTGTACATAACTTCGTGCTTGACCAAAGGGAAGATATTCACGTAGTCGCGCAGCAATTATACTGGTTCCTAACCAGTCTCCCCAGTTCTGCCAACTCTGTTTGTAAACTTTCCAAGGGAGAGATGGAATATTAACAGGCTTCTGTCCAGACTGCGAGTAATTTTTCCATTCCTGCCCATTCTTGAATCCCAAAGATCGAGTGTACTCTCGCGCTTCCTCGAAGGGGAGATACTCTCTATTGTAGGTGGCGATAGCATAGGTTCCTAGCCAGTCCCCCATTCCTTGAAACTGATCTTTATATGTAGTGTATAGGTTCGTGGGAATACCTGTTGGCTTCTGTTTGGATTTACAATAGTCTCGCCATTCATCGGCATTCTTTAACTCTAATGAGTGAACAAACGTACGCGCTTCTTCAAAGGGAAGCCACTTTGTGAGGTATTTTTGTGATGGGTTGCTATCGGATAAACCTGAGTATATAGTGTCCATAGTGTAGCCTCCAACAAGGTTGCACTCACCCACGGCGCTGTTAATACCAACGCCGTGGGAACAATATTTCATGGGGTTATTATAGCATAAGCCAGCCTGAGAAGCTACCTTGTGGCAATAAAGTACAGCAAATTACTTGCACTATTACCGTCATCGAAGGCAGCCAGGGTAAGAGCTTGTTGCCACGCAGTTGCAGGGTCAATAACCGCTAAGGCTGCGAGGATGATACTCTTCCACTCAGGAGCAGCTTGCGCTAACATCGTCTTCATTTCCCCGGAAGATATCATATCATTTATCCAGGTAGGCTCTAACCAGTATTCTGATGCAGGCAAGATAGGCAACATCTGTATACCTCTCCTGCACTCTAACAATGCAGAAAACCAACTCGAATCGTCCAGCTTCGTGCTCCATTGAAGAGTTGCTGAGGAAGCAGTCCACTGTGGTGCATGTTGCTTCTTTGCATTGTGCCAGTATTTTTGGGCCGAGCGGATTTCAGTCATCATCATCAACCCCGCGAAGTTCTGTAGAGTAGCATCATTTATCACACTACCCCAAAGCATTGCACTGAAGTATCCTGCCGCCGCTTCACTGGTTGATTCCAGGTTGCGATTGTCGGCAAAGTCCACGATGCCACTCGCCCAACTGTGTCCTGCATACAGGTCTTTGTTACGTACTATTGGATAGCGACTATCGCTACTGCCGAGAGGGTTACAGTAGTCATGCACCAACTCCGTAACCTGCTTCTGGTAGGTGCTGCACCACGCCATATCGAACTTCGCCAACACGGCACAGGCATAGACGTAGTACCCCAGGTGAAACACGTGGTCATTGTACGAGAATGAGAAGCCAAAGTCTGCCCCAATGTCGCCAAGGGCAGGCGCGAACACGATGCCGCCCCAGGTCTTGTCATAGGCAAAGAGGCTGCTACTCGTCAGCCACAGGGTCAAAGACGCCTTCAGGTTTTTCTGCAAGAGCGTCACTAAGTCACTATCCCCGATCTCGTCGGCAATGAGCAGCAGCCGCGCCATTTTCGCCAGCCCTTTTCCTGCAAAATAGGTATCACTGGTGCTGTTGTTGACAAACGCGGCATCCTTCTTGAGTTGTGCTGCAATCGCTGGAAGGTAGGTCGGAGGGATGGGCCTGGGCGCTGCCCACTGTATGGTAGGGAGCGACTCGACCAGCGTCCAACTGTTGCCCGCAACGCCGACCATCACTCCCTTGGTACATTGTCGTGAGAGGACGGCTGTGTAGAGTCCTTGCAGGATATCGACATGGTGTGGCAGCGCACACATCAGCAGCGATCCAGTGCTAGGTACCACTGCCCAGTTGAAGGTGTAGGTCGCCGCCGTCGTGCCCGTGGCGTAGGCCACCGTCACCCTTCCGCCGATTGGCATGGTGGGTGCATAGTAGTCCAGTACCTGTTCGTCAATGGCGTTTACCATGACGGCCAGGCGCAGCACGCCCGTGAAAGGCGCACTCGCCAGAAGTTGCGCACCATTCCAGGTAAAGGTAATGGCGGAGGAACAGTACAGCAGCCAGGTCTGTCCGTTGTTCAATACGATTTTGAACTTCGTGTTGCTCGTCGTTCCTGTGTTGGTAGTAGGGGTAGGTATTCCATTCACGGAAACAATGGCGTGCTGCGTAGTGAGTAGCGGCGTCGTCCCCGTGTAGGACATCGACATGTAGGGACAGCCCTGCGCGATCACGGACGATGCTGTCTGACCGTTCGCTGCCGTCCATTTGAGCGTGACGGTTAAATCATCGTAGGCAACCACTGCCCAACTGCCGATATGCTCCGCGAACTCCAGGGTAAAGTTTTGTAGGAACTGGGAGGTGATGTGCTGCATCCCCTGACTGTCCTGCGTAAAGGACTGCGTTGGGTAGCAGACCACAAACCCGTTATCCACAATCGTTACCTGATAGGGGTCGGGCGCGATGCGGCTCTTGCCCAGGACGATATTCTGCCACCAGGCATTCGTCGCGTAAGGGAACGGTGTCTTGAGTGTTGTGGGAACTGCTATAGGATGCGTCGTTTGGGTGAACGTTGCTGCGCCTAGTATAGGTGGTGGTATGGGGGGAGGCACAGGCACAGGCACAGGCACAGGCACAGGCACAGGAGGAACAGGAGGGACTGGCACAGGGACAGGCGGCTGGTTGAGTGTAACGTCTCCGCTGAAGGTGAAGCTACTACCATCTGTGGCAGGCGTCACCTTCACGGTGAATGTTCCCCCATTGTCCAGAAAATCTTGCAAGGTGGTCATCAAAAAACTCTTTCTTATTGTACAAATGTTGATCCTGTGACCATATCCATATTCTCATAAATGTTTCCACTGACTAAATACCTGTCAGTGGAAAATGACTCTTCTACGCCTTGGTGGAAAGTGCGAAAGGTTAGGTCTTCCTTTGTTGAAACTAAGGGGCGGACACCAAATGAACCATGCTCCCTGATAACTTGCCAGAGTGAATACTCCAGCACTTGATTCATAAAGGTCTCCTGAAGAATATCCCCCTCGTAGATATCACGCTTGTTCTTGTCTTGTACCCCGCTGAACTGCATGAAGATGAAATCACGTGTGTCGTAATCCTTCGCAGGACTACCAAAGAAGGTCAGGTCTTCATTGACGGCGTCTTCCAAGGTGAAGTATTCATCTGGGTAGATCATGCCATACTTCTTGTGATATGCTCGATAAATATTGTCGTACATTGACGTTCCTTTCTACAACTTCGCAACGATGGTGGCGTACCACGAGCGGAAGGTATCGAGAAGCGGGTAGTGCGCCTGCGGCTTTTGTGCAGAGACGGCGATGGTCTCGCTGTTGATGAGTAATTGGCAGTTCAGACACGACGCACGATAGACCGCCGTCGCAGGGTCGATGGTGGGCAGCGTATCTGTTGGCACCTGCCCGATCACGTGGAGCAGGTATTTCTGTCCTCCTGGTGGTTGGAAGGCATAGAACGCCGTATAGTCATGGACGTCATTCCCCTGTGGCAGGAGTATGCGCACGTCCATTGAGGCTGGCGTGTACAGCGTCATCAGAGGCGCGGCCCCGGCAACCGTGCTGAGGGGCGCAAAAGACACCTGCCCGATAACGCCATCAGCGGGGCTGAGTACCCAAATCTGCATATGTTTTCGGTGTACTTGATAGAGGGTGCTGCTGGCTGGAATAGTCACGGGGTTGAGGATGTGAATGACTGCGAGCAGTTGTCCAGTCTGGACGGTATCGCCCTCATGCTCTGGCAGGCTCATAATTTGTCCATAGACAGGCGAGGTGATATTGAGGGGCGTCTTTTTCACCGTGCCCGCGAAGGTGTCATAGGTGGTCTGCCCGACGCTGTAACTAAACAGGGGAATAATAATGGCAGCTGCTACTCCCAGCGTAAGCAGGACTGCAATGAGTTCCAGGATGACTTTTCCCACTCTTTTCATTGGTGGTATCTTCTTCCTTTCCACAGGCGATGCCCATTCACCGCGATGAGCCTATCGGTTGGTTCGTCTTCAATAGCTATCTTCGCGGTTTGCCTATCATCTATAACGAGTGATCGCGGACGCGGTGCGCTGATTGCCAGCACTTCTGCCGTACTCATCTCCCGTACGCTCGTCACCTGCCCGATGGCAGGGACATGTGCCTGCGCAGTAGATGCATACCCTGCCACAGTAAAGACGAACATCATGAGCATGTCTAGCGCCAGCCACACGTAGTAGAAGAGTAGTGCAGGGTTGTAGATGATGATGCCCATGACCAAAAATGTGACGATGGTTCCTCCAATTGCCAGGTACAGGATGTAGGGGACAAGCAGGGTGGTGATGAGTCCCTTCGACGCCTGGTTCGTCACTTTCCATTTGTAGATGCGCCAGCCAAAGACCTCCGCCCGCAGCGCATTGAGGTAGGGGATGTGGCTGAAGATACCAATGAGCAGACTTTGCATACGGTAGCGTTTCAGCAGCGCTAGGCCAAAGAGGACATTGGCACAAAAGAACGGAACATAGGCGTTGAGCCACGCACCTGTGTAGGCATCACTCAAAGGGGTGATGTTGAGCAGGATAGCGATCAGGGGACTCAGCAGATAGATCAGGACGGAGATGCCAATGAAGTAGAAGCAGTTGGTGAGGAAGAACTGGATGCGCTGTTCAACATGCAGTTTGCGGTTGAAGAGGGTGTTGTGTTTGAAGAGCATGAAAAATCCACCACGCGCCCAACGGTACTGCTGGCGGTAGAAGGAGATAAGCGTCGTCGGGCCAAGCCCGACGGCAAGTTGCTCATTGAGAAACAGGATGCGGTAGCCATGCTCTTGCAGGCGCAGGGTAGTAAAGATATCCTCCGAGTGGGACGCCACAATGCCGCCGACTTCGTGGATGGCTGCTGTGCGAAAGATGACATTGGTGCCGACGCAGAAGGCGCTGTTGATGAGGTGCTTACCAGGCTGGATGTACTGGTAGAAGATGTCTTGCAGATGCTTGCTGCCACGGGCGAACAGCGTCTCGTCGCTGCTGTAGACCTGCGGCGTCTGTATCGCTGCGATACGTGGGTCAGCGAAGCAGGGCATCGTGCGCTGCAAGAATGTTGGATGCACGGCAAAGTCAGCATCCATGACCAAGAAGAATGGCTCATGCACATAGTGACGTAGCGCATGGTTGAGGTTGCCTGCCTTGTAAAAGCGGTTATCGGGTCGGGTGATGTAGCGTATCCCCAGGGCATCCGCAAGGTCGCGGTAGGCGTCCTTCTTGCCATCGTCAAGGAGATACACCGTCTTTTCACCCACAAGTGCCTGCGCACATTCCAATGTATTGCGTACGATAGACACGTCCTCGTTCACCGCCGTGACGAGGACGGCCACGCGCTGTTGGAGGAGATGCGCCCCATGCCTGCGCAGGTCAGCAAGGTCACGGTAGTAGCGCGACTTGCTCAGTTCAAAATACAATGCCAGCACCCACGTCGAGAGACAGATACAGGCAGCAATAGTATCGGCAACAGCCGTAAGTATATAAAACCCTGGATTGCCTGCGTGCAGGGGATTGTCAATGAAGAGCAAATAGTTCAGATTGGCGAGAATAGCAAGAAGAAAGAGAATACTTTTTGTCAGGCTTGTTTTATACATCTTGTTTTGTAGCCCCATATCTACGTAAAAAAGCGGCACGTGAAAAGCCGCACCGCTTTAGTAAGAGCCGACTCGCTCTCTATATTCCACACAGCCCCTAGCATACCATTTTATACGGATGAGTGATAGTGTCCCCCATTCTTAGAACGCGTGGCAAGAGGAATGATAACAAAAGGCGACTGCCCACTCCTATCCTTGAGTGGGCAGCCTGTTTTTAGCTTAAACGAAAGCTTTGCACTGTCGGGTATCGATCTCCTGGTTGAAGCGTTTAAGGTAGCGCCTCACTCTTAGAGCGTCTTGTTTTGCCGTTAAACTATCTCGCCGCGAGAGGCAAGAACAGGAATCGAACCTGCATCAGACATCACACCGGGTACTACCGCTTGATGAAATCGGCGACAGTTAGTGCTGAGGTTGGGAACAATAGTCTCAGCTTGATCGTTTCAATCCTCTAGTGCCTCTACTTTGGGCTACTTCGGGGCGAAATCCCGAAGGCAGGTCTTGCACCTGCACTGAGCTAGCGTTGTATGAGATTAAGGTGTCAGGCTTAATCTGTGTTCCACATGCAATATACCATACTACAGACTATTCGGCAAACAGGTAGTCGAAAATCTTTTTCCCTGTATGTACCTCTTCGATGCTGGTCAGGTTGGCGGTCTCGCGGGCGTCCTTGACCGCTGTTCTGAGCGCGTCGATGCGCCCAAGGAGTTGCTCAACCCTCGGCACGGGGAGCGCTCCGGTGAAGTTGATCTGGGTGTACACGCCAATCGGGGTGTCTTCACTATATGCCTGCGCCTGTTCGGGATGTTCTTTTGTCGCCGGGGCCACGGTAAAGCGTCTCATCACTTTCTTGGTGCGGTTGGTACGCTTCTCTTCCGATATCCAGTGGCCTTGCGACTCGTCGTAGTGCCACTGCTCCGCAGGGTCATGCGTTGGCAACTTTTTGACGAAGGTATGGACGTCCACCAATTGCTTTTCTAGGAACAACAGGTAGGTGGCAGGGACAGCCTCAAGAAGTGTCTTCCCATCGACAATCACGTCAGCTTTGGCGCGGCAATTCGCCCAGTCCTTTTGCGCCGTGAGGTCGAAGAGGACGATCAGCTTCTCCTCGACACCCTTGATGAGGCTCTCCGCGTGGATTTGCACCCGTTGTAGGTCAGGCGGCAGGGTCTCTGCTTCGGTACTGCTGGTCGGGTCAGTCTTTGGTTGATATGTTTTGGAAAGACCAGCAAACAAAACAGGCTTTTGGATGAGGTGGTAGGCGTTGGTGAGTACGTTGCCTGCGTCTGTCTTGGCGGATTTTTCTTTGGATATGACGTGGTGCAGAGTTTTCGCAGGTCGGTCTTTGACATCGGACATAAAAAAGTGTGGTTCCTTTCTCAATTTCAGTTCAGTATACTGGAAAGAAACCACGCGGTCAAGCGGGTGTTAGTGCATCGCGATGTACACAGTTCCAAGGATGAGCACAAGTGTGGCCGTCAGCACAACCACCCATATAATCGTTTTGGCGTGCTGTGAGAGTTGCGACGTTCTGGCTTTCTCCTTCTCAGTCATCACATTTCTCTACCTCGTCCATGACATCCTCTATCCAGTGCTTTGCCTCACGCAAGTTTTTGGTGATGTAGGATATCTCTAGCCACCCCTTTCCAAGGTAAGCTAAGTGGAGTATATCATCAAGGTATTTGGCGGAGCGAAGCGCTCCCTCAATGCGGTCTTGCGTTTCAAATGCTTGGCGCATAAGCACCTCTACAGTGACTTCAACGACCACTTCCTGCTTCTCATTTTCTGCTTGCCAGAGCTTTTGATGCTCTATCGCATTGTAGTCTGTCATAGCACCCCTCTTTCCAGTTCTTTTGCAAACGCTGTCCACGCCAGCCGTCGCTTCTCCATCATCTGCTCAACCAGTGCTTTCTGGTGTCCACACTGTCCTATGGGAATGAGCGTCGTACGGTAATTGACGTAATCATAACACTGGCAGGGGCCAGTGGTGCACTCTCTCTCATCTACCTCGATATCATAGTAGTTAGGCTCGTCAGACTTTTTCTTTTTGCTACGGCGCTGGAAGACATAGTGAACGACACCTGTACTGCGGTGGACGTAGCGCGTGACACTGGTGACCTCGATGGCTCGCGTGTTCTTCTCTTTGACAGGCGTATTGTCCAGGATAATCTCAGTCATTGATGAACCCCTCCCCTGTATAATATCCAGGCGACACCCCAAACACTCTGCCCTTCCCTTTTTCCTGCTCAAGTTGTCTGATGCGTTCGTGCATCCTTTCATCATACTCTTTCAGTTGCGCTTGAAGGTCTTCGAGTTGACTCTGCAAGGCATCTCTTTGGGCTTGATACAAGAGAGGGTGAAACTGTTCCTTGTTGTATAGGTTTTCTTCAAATTTCTTGAGCGCTAGTTCAAATTTGGTCGTCTGCTCTTTGGTGATGGCGTATTGTACTTCATTTTCAATCATGACGTCCTCCCGACTGGAAACGTCGGCCAGATCGCATTGATGAGTCTCAGTGCGAGCGGTGGCATATTCAGGTTGATCTGTACAGAGGGGGAAGGGTCTCGGAAGTCAGGTCTGTCTGTATGTAAAACCTTCACCCTGCTCAGTTCACTGACATTCCCATATACCTGCTCTCTGGGCAGTGGAGGGGTAAACATATTCGCCACGCGATCAAAGAGCGTGGTCAGCATGACAGGTTTTTCCTCGGTGAGCAGTGATTGGACAATCGCTAGGGCGCTTGGCCCTAGCGCCTGGAGAATATCAGCTGCTTGCTGTAGTTCTTGCGGGGTGAGTTGGTTGGTTGCTTCCATTGATTGTATCCTTTCCTGATGAGTACTAGTGAATGCTATTTGCGTCCAACACTTCTTTGAGTGCTTGTACTGTTTCCATGGGGTCTTTCTGGTGATTGTTCTCCTGGTACAGTCGTTCCTCTTCTTCCGCGTCCTGGTCGATCTCAAACTCTCCATTTCCCCAAAGTGTGTAGAGGTGTTCCAACACTTTCTTCTCTTCATAACGCAAACGACCAACGTTTTCACGTGTCACCAACTCTTCTGATAGTGGCGCAATAGATGTGCGACACTGATCTTGCCACAGGTGCGGGGCGACGTGTCGCGCTGCTTCTCGTAATCGCTCCTCAAGAAGCTGAGCCTGGGTCGGTGGTCGTATTGCCGACTGCCTGGTGGGCACTGACGGCACTGATGGTAGGTATGTGATCTTTGCGGTTGGTTTTCCCTCCCAGAAGGACACCCTACTGACACGCCGAGCAATCCTGCGATGCTCTTCTGGGTCGGTCAGGTCAGCTGCTTCGTCGTCTGCCATCGCTTTGAGAAACACGCCGCGAAACACCTCTGGATTGACCTGAATACGCCGCACAATAATAGCTTCATAGCAATGCGTGTCTGGATTAAGTTTGAGTGTGGGTACTTCCTCTGGTTGTTCTGTCATTTGTTTTCTCCTGTCTCTGGTAGGTAGGGGGTAGAGAACGTCCTGCGCTGTATCCATGCCCCTTCAATGTATGGTGAGCGAATCATTCGCCCCGTCTCGCGCCCCGTCTCGGCGAGTGTCGGCCAGTCGGAGACGTCCAGATAGCGGATACGTCCCTCGCGTATCGCTTTTGCAAGGTAGATGTTCTCCTGCGCATACAGATAAAAGAAACTGAAGCAGACGGAGAACTCTGGAATAGTTTTCCCCATCTGCTCTCCAAGTGTGACGCACAGACATTCAAAGAAATGGTCTTTCACCCACCCTTCCTCTTTCTTCCTTCGTTCAAATTCCTCTATGACCTGCGGGTGGTCGTCGCAAAAGAGCGGACATTCCTTGCAGGCTTTCCTGGTTACATAGATGCAACTGCTGTTTACTCGTTGCGCTTCTTCCTGCGGGATAGGTGTTTCTTCCATGTGGTCCCCTTTAGTTGTTCTTGCAAATGACTATAGCACACCCTGCCGCTAATGTCAAGCATTTCCACGCGGGAAAAACTTATGCTACAATACAAGAAAACGGGGGAATAGTATGGTAACAGATGCAGCGGGGACGGAGATCGTTCCAGGGTCAGTCGTCACGTGGTGTGGGCGGCAAAGTAGTAGTTTATTCTTGAGCGTCGGGGTGGTACGCGAGGTCGAGTCACACCCCAACCAGTGGGACAAGAAGAAAACGGAGTACGTATTGAAGGTTGACCGCTTAGGCACAGATCGGCAGATCAAACACACCGATCAGGCTCGCTACCTTGCACTCACGCACTACTACCGCAAGGTGCTACTCACCATTCCGTCCTACATCACCGTGACGGGGATGACGGAAGAGGATTTGAAAACGCGTTTCCCATTTGAAGAGCAATTAGAAGTATTGGTAAAAAGGTAAGAGGAAGAAAAAACAGATGATGGAATCACACGGGGTGATCTTTCCAGTCCTGTCGCAGAACACCAAGATGGTAATGGTATCCCTGTTCTATGAAGCGTTTCGTGCCTACTCCTTCGACACCATCATGAATGGGCTAGGCATTGATGAGACGGAACGCTCACAAGTGCAGCGGGAACTACGCGATCTAAACGGTTTTTTCCGCCGCGTCTGGCCGCGAGAAGCTTTTCCTGGCAATGAGGGACTCCACGCAGTGGAAACCGTCCCTGAATTTGAGGCGTATCGCGCCACTTTGCCAGAAGCAGACAGATACGAAGTGAATCTAGACAGGTGATAGAAAAAATGGGATACATGTGCCACCACGCCATACTCATTACGACATATGATGAACACCATGCAACGCGTGCGCACGATAGAGCAGAGACGATTTTCGAGGACACACTTGTCTCTCCCGTACAGGAGTCCGTTATCAACGGGTACTACTCCTTCGCTATCTTCCCAGACGGATCGAAGGAGGGGTGGAGTGCCTCTGATAAAGGAGATGAGCATAGAACTATGTTTATTGCATGGCTAGAAAAGCAACGCAATGAAGATCGTAGTTCATGGTATGATTGGGTTGAGGTGCAGTATGGGGATGATGATCTTGCAACGCGCATTGTCAATGATAGTGACGCACTCATACGAGAAAAAGGATACCTGGAAGACTAAAAGGTGAGTGCACAGTTTCCTATCTTCCGCTGTAAATGGTATCAGGGCTACGTTCCGACCAAGCGTGGTATTCGCAAGGAACCGCGTGTCTTTCGCGTCAATGGCCTCCCGCTGCGCCACTACGTCTTTCACTCCGAAGCCTTGATGAACTGGGGCGACGGCAGCGCGGAGAGTGCCGACCTCGCCCTTTCTATCCTCTGGAACCACTGCTACCATATCGGCCTGCTCGACCCCAAGTACGAGATTGAAATCGATGGGCGGCAGGTGCTCGTCACCCGAAGGAGTGAGAGAGCATTCCTCCTGTACAAGCTATTCTTACAGGAGGTGGTTTCGCGTTGGCCCAAGGACGAGCCATGGCTCTATACTGAACAGGAACTAGAAGCATGGATAGCGACACATACCGAAGAGAAGACGCGCACAGAAGAGCAGTAGAAGACTATCTGGACGAAGTAGCGTGGCAGCGCATCATTAGGAAGCAATGCGTCCTACGTGCGTTGCGCCGTAGGGCAACTGAAGCGCGACGGCAATACGAAGCAGGAGAAATCGAAGGGGGTGGCTTTGGATGTGAAGAGGAAGCATAGAAAAGTGCTCTGGGCTAGCCGGAAAGGAATATGTATCAGAGGAGAATGGAAAAAACCCTGACACAAAAAGGGCTAACCCGCGCACCAAGAGGTAACGAAATGTTGCTGTAGATTGGCCTACATGCTCTGGAGAAAACAACCTCACTTCCAAGTATACCACACGTTGCCATAACTATTCGCTTTCATCCCAGATATTCACTGAATATTCATGTACGGGGGCGAACCAACTGCCAAGCAGGGTCATATGAGAGTACAATACCAACGTATTTCGATCACTGGTCGTAGATACGCGTTGCTTGATGAGCACTGGGGCAGCGTTACGCAGTTGCAGTAACCGCTGCTCCTCCAGGTTTGTCAGCCTGGAATTGTCGCGTTCCTTTACCCAACCTATCTTCACGTTATGCTCTTCTTTAATACGTTTGACCACGTCGAGGTCTTTGTCCTGCTTCATGGCTTCGTGGATAGGCCCCTGCACTAGATCAAGTGGGTAGTATGACGCCCATATGCAGATGGGGATGTGGTTGACAAAGGAGATACGACTTCTCCTGACGAATTGACGTCCTCGCTCAATATCAAAGGTGACGCAGGTCACTTCTGGCAAGCGCACCACTTCGATGGTGCGGTTGTTGGTGTCTATTTGGTATCCTAGAGAGCGTGCATGCTCCGTCCAGTCGCGAAAAATGCCAGAGATCACAATCGGTGCGGCACGTTCTGCATGACCGTGTTTTATGTCGAGTACATCCCTACGCAGATACCAGGGTGTTTTGCGTGCCCCGAAGTGGTACATCCGTAACAGTGGGCGCACGTTCGTATAGAATGTTTTCTTTGACGCCTCCAATTCAAACATGACGCCTGTCGTGTCCAGGTATTCCTCTCCGTCAACGACTTTGAGCATAGATGATACATCCCCCTGTTTTGTATATGTACTTCCGTACCCTCAGTATAGCTGAAGAAGTGGTAATTGTCAACAATTTTTGAGAAAAAAGGGAACAAATGTTGACAAAAAGGGAATTGTAGGGTAGTATAGAAGTATAGAAGTAGTAACTATCCTCTTGGATGGGGAAGTTAAGGAAAGGATAAAAAAGAATGGCTATGTCAACACCTACAGGAACAAAGGGAGGCGGCGTCTCGAAGGGGCATGCAGTGTTTCTTATCATTGTAGCAACGGTTGCACTACTAATGTTTACTGTTGCTACACTGATAGAAATACAAACGAGTGCAGCATTTATGTTGCGTCACAGCACCCACTCCGTCAAGCCTGATTTGAGTGTCATCATGCAAATTCCTAACTTGGTACAGGGAAAACTTGGTCATAGCGAGATGATCGCAGACTTTTTCGCGTGGACATTTGAGTTGATCTTTCTCTTCTGTGCGTTTTGCTATGAACATGCGCATGGCGCTGTCAGAGACGCTAATCGTCACCTGACTCAATTGTTCGTGTGGGGCATGTTCATTGTAGGCGCGTTCCAGTTCTGGTCTGATTTTCAGTATGCCGAAGGCATCGCCAGTGGGTTTTGGGGACAACTTGGCTTTGCCTTCGCCGTTTCCTTCTGTGTGTTCTTCTTCGGGATTATTGCTGCGAAACTATATGAGATAGGCTTTTCGTCTATCAGACATTAACTTGAGGGGGTACGCACATGCAAGGACGACAACTGTTATCTAGTACAGCACCCATACGACAGCCAACGCGCTTGCGACTAGGCTTCGGGATGGTAGCAGCGTTTGTCGTCTGCATTGTTGATCTCATGAATAATTACGGAGCAGACGGACTCGTCATAGGCGGTATTATCGCCTTTGCTGTGGTCTACAACGTGCCTCACCTGCTCAACTATATTCTTTCCATACTTCCTTCTGACCAGCAGGTACAGAAAGTTGCACCTGCCCCTGCCCCTGCGCTTGCACAGAAAACGAGGGTTCTGGCTGACCCTGTAAAAGAATCGGTAAAGGATACAGAAGCACTTCCAGATACCGTCATTGTCCCTGAAGAAATGGATTGGTTCCCGCCACGCAAACGGGCAGGCCTTTTCACGTTCTCTGAGGTGCTACGTGACTTCATTCCTAAATTGGAGTCGATCTACCTAGCGGAACAAATGGACGGGTCGTGGGTAACTGTGAGCGCGAAACAGTTGTGTCACGTCGCGCTTGCGGGAGCCACCTGGGGCGGAAAGAGCAATTGCATTCGGTTACTTATGGCCCAACTCTGCCGAGCGGGTCTTCCAGTGCTGCTGCTTAACCCGCACTATACGCGCTATGATCTGGAGCATAAAGAAGACTGGACGCCGTATGAACCGTACCTTCTCTGTGACCCAATGGAGAGCCGCTCCTACGACGTCATCGAGTATTACCTCCGCTATATCGCAGAGGAACTGCTGCCGAAGCGCCTAGAGAAGTATGCGCACTCGCAGCCACTGGGTAGACCGTACTTTATTATACTCGATGAACTTCCTGCTATCGTTGAGCATGTGAAGCAGGCTCCCAAGTACCTGGAAATCCTTTTGCGTGAGGGGCGCAAGGTGGGATTGTTCGTGATCTCAGGGTCACAAGACTATCTCGTCAAGACCATCGCGCCACAGGGCGGTGGGGCAGTACGTAATTGTTACCTCACTACAATCTACACAGGAGGAGATGCGACGACAGCCAAAGTGCTGCTTGATCTTCCTCCCAACCAGATACAAGAGGACAAACTTGGTCAGGGTATGGTGATGGTTCGCACATTCCTCGTGAAGCAAGCGATCATGGCTCGCGTCCCGTACATGGACAACGCTGCGCTCTACCACTTGCTTGGCCCGTCAACCTTTGTGCCGTCAATAGTAGATGAGGTGGTTGAGGAAGACCTGCCAGTACCTACTGTGGCCGTACAAAAAGAGCGCGTACAGGTAACGGGGCATGTCCCTACGCGGCAACTGACAACGGACTTGCAAATGGCGTTCAACGAGTACGAGTCTGGAATGACCTATCGAGCATTGGGGAAAAAGTTACACATAGGAAAAGATAAGGCGGGGGAGATGATTAAGGAGTTAAAGGAGCGTCGGTTGATTGGATAGCATCACGGTGCCTGTCTGTCGTCTGCCGAGCCGCGCTCTTTATAGTTGTTTTTGTGCCTATCGTCTGTATATTTCAGACGACAAGCAGCGACGACGACAAAACGACGACAAGACAGACAGGAAGAACAATGCAACCGACAGACGTAGACAAGGCAATTGCTTTTATCACGGACGGCATCACCGCAGCCATTTTGAGGGTGGTTGCGACGATCTATACTCTTCATCGGCAGTGGCAGGCTCCGTACTACCGCCCGACGCTACTGCCAGCAGTGACAGATCAGCCGAAGGAATGTACGTTTCAGGAAAGGGAAAAAGGCTAAAAGAATGGATACAATGCAACAACCACAGAGAGAACGGTTCGCCTGGGGAAAGTTCCTTGGCGATATAAATTCGCTGCGCTGGTACGATCTCTGCACCAGTTTCGTTTTTCGCTTCATGGCGAAGACGAGCGAACCTCTACTTGCCGCAGGGGTGATTGTTTCGGCAATCGACTTTTTACAGCGCGGCGAACTGTTAGCGAACAACCATACACTTTCGCTCTGGTGGTCTGTTGCACAGGGCGTGGCGATGGAGGTTTCGGTCGGGCCTGTCCTGCTCCTTTCGCTAGAAGCGAATGAACAAGGAGACCGAACGAAAGCCATACTATACGCTTCACTTTCGGGAACCCTGGCAGTAGTAGGGGGTGCGATGCTCTTTTTACAGTTCGCTCTCACCGTAGGAGGATTGCACGATAGCCAGATTTCTCCGTACGTGATTTGGCCTTTATTCCTCGTACGAACGATTGCTAGTATCGGCTATATTGCCCTCTCATGCACGAAACATAAGCGATTCAGTGGTGTCTCACCGAAAACGAAGATCACCGAAACGAACAAAGTTCTTGAGGATGCAATGGCACATTTTACCGCTATGCAATCGACAATGGAACAACGCCTAGCAGAGTTCGGTAGTCGTTTAATACAAATAGATGAGACGACAGAACAGCGGTTACAGGAAGTTCAACGAACGTTCGTTGAAGAAGTTTCGGTAGTGATGGTGACACTTGAACAGCAGTCAAAAGTTATTCGTCAATTGCCTGAGTGGACTTCGGAACGAACTGTCAACGAAACGAGACCGAAACTTCTACCGAATGTTTCACCGAACGACTTTGACAAGAAAAAGTTCGTTACCGAATATCTGACCGAACATCCTGAAATGGGTGGGGCGGAGATACAACGAAAAGCGAAAGAACTAGGGTATACTATATCGGCAGGATATATTAGCGATATCCGCAAAGCGATGAACGAACAGGTAACGTATGCCCGTACGGGAACCGACTAATATATACAGAAAGGTAACACATGACAGACTATTCAACTATCATCACACGCGATGATCTAGTGGCAACACCTCTTGAAGACGAACCAACCACGACGTGGAACAGTTCAATGAAGTACGAATTAGGCATCTGGCCTGTCGCACAAGCTGAATGGCGTATGACGTCAGGCTCATCCATAGTGTATGCACCCTCAGAACAGATTGGTTCTGGGCGAGGTGGTGATGTAAGCCAGTGGCAGCAGGAATATCTAGCAGCGTGGCGGTGCTGCGCTCCGTCAAGGCAGTATCTGTGGGGTACACATGCAAACGTGACGACAGATTGGGCATTCGCGGAAGATCGTTACCATGTGGAAGCAGTAGAGCGTGCTGGTGCGACAATTGCACCGCCACCACAGGCTTCCTTCTACGTGCCTGAGCCAATCATCTACAACACCTCAATGACCCTCAATACCACGACGTATATACAGGAGATCACACCAATGCCGTCAGAGCAGCAGTGGGCAGAGAACGTTGAACGTATGCAGCGAGATATAGCCAGGGTGTTTGGCATCTCTCAGCAAGACCTCGGCCTTATCTCAACGCCACAGACCCTAAATTTCTCCTATGCTGCCTCTACCACTGCTGACCCAAATAGGTACGCCACTACTCATGAGTATGAAGCGCAGGAAGAGTTGACACTCCTCATGCGGCGGTTTCCTGAAGCCATTCCCACCTTAAAGCGTGCTATTGAGCGTGGGTGGATTGATGGAGGAACCTATGGGAATGAGAGAATAGTTACCTGGGACAGTCTGTCGGCATGCATGTCCCTGGCGTGCTGCATTGTGGGATGGACGATGCGGGCTACTATGGGAGATGAAGATTTGGAGGACGACGGAGCCACTTCCACTCTGGAAAATTATGTGAGACGTGTGAACCCTGGAGACACACACCATACGAGTAGAAAACTTGCATCTCTCTACGAAACACTCACCCGTCTGGAAGTGGAGTATCAGGAGAAACTGCTGACCGTCGAAGAAGTGTTGGCATAAACGCGGGCATTTCCTATAGTCCTTGACATAAGCTATAACGATAGGCTATACTTGGGGGGAAGGGGGCTTCTTACCCCCCACCTTTGTGCGGTTTTTTCCTTCGGGGGAGGGAGAATTTGCATGCAACCGAACGCGAGGTCAGTCTGTACAAAGAACTGATCTCCTTCCCAACGTTCCTCAGTGAACTGCTTGCCATCAAAGAAGACGCTTACGGCGTGATGTTATCTTCACCGGTACTTTCACACCAGAACAACATCAGCCATTGCAGAAAAGCATCGGGAGGTTCCCGCGTGGAACGTCTCGTCGTGCATGTATTGGCGAGCAGTTACGTCGTAGAGTTAGAGATGTTCGTCGCTGCGTGCCGTACCTTGTATGAAGAGAGTCTGCCGGACGACCAGCAAATCCTCCTGGCGCTGTGGCGCGGCGGTGATGTCGGGGAGTTTCCCCCACGTCTGCTGTATCGTTACGATTATTTCAAAGAAGAGGCACGTCTACACGCAGGGATGGGTCATGCAGAAACGTAAGACGCAATCTGAACTCCATCCAACCAGTAAGGGAAAGTTCCGCGACCTCGTCCCAGAAGGGACGAAAACCTTTGCACGGGAAAATCTCCAGTTCACCGATTATACTCAATCTATTGTGTTAGATTTAGTGTCGTCTGGCGAGCATTTATACACAGCAGCGGAAGTATCTGGAATAGCGGTAGGAACGCTGAACACATGGATACGTAGGGGGCGTGAGAGCACCGACGAAACCAGTGCGTATTTCTTGTTTTTTCAGAAGTATAAGCACGCTAGGCTGCGCGGTCTCCATCTCATGCGCGAGAAGCAAAAAGCCAGAAAGAACGACCCTCAAGGGCTAGGTGACATGCCAGTGAATACCATCTACAATAGTCTGCCAATGTCCCTTTTTACAGATGAAACACAAAATAGTATCTTGCAATACATCAATGAAGGTGCCTTCCAGGGAGTAGCTGCCGAGGCAAGCGGGGTGCCGATAGCCATTTATCAATTATGGATTTCAAAGGGGAAGCAAGAGATGCAGCAGGGTCTTATAGAGGGGGATTTCTATAAGTTCTATATCGACGTGATGCGCACGAGTGCTCAAGCGAGGGCAAAGGCTGAAGCACGGGTTTTTGAGGAAATGCCATTAGCTCATCTATTGCACGGCCCCGGAAAAGAAACTCCAGAAATGCCGGGCTGGTCCAAGAACAGTACAGTAGTTGGGCCTGGTGGAGGACCTGTACAAGTAATTACAGAGTGGAAGTTATCTACTCAATCACAATCGATAGAAGTAGAAGGATCGGTTACAGACACAAAAGCAATACAAGAGCCGAACAGTATGGTATAATGTATTCATAAAATATGTTGCCCAGGCGGTGCTGCAAACACCCCTGAGCCGATGACAAGATTGGAGCTTGCCATATGGACAGTATACCTCAATCATGGCCCCTTTATCGATGTCGCAATGGGCACGAACGCACCTCAGAGAATACCTACATAGACCCTTCAGGGAAAAAAGAGTGTAAGATATGTCGAAGAGCAGCAGCTAGGAAACAACGTGCACAAAGTCCTTGGCGTGGAGGAGTAAGTGCTAAACCCACCCACTGTATCTACGGACACGAATACACTCCAGAAAATACCTATGATAGAACCGATGGGAGAAGAAGTTGCCGCACCTGTAGAAATGCCTACAACCAGAAGTATGATGCTGAAAGACATCATGTAAACGGAGAAAGAGCAAAGGCGTCTGGGCGTACTCACTGTGTCCGTGGACATGAATATACCTCGGAAACCACTGCATATCGCCCTGACGGTGCTAGAAGATGCCTTCTGTGTGAAGCAGTCCTAAGTGAAAAACATCGTAAGCAGGTGTCAGACCGCTTCCACAAAAATGTTTCCCGACGAGGTGATGGGTGTTGGGAGTGGACTGCCGGAAAAGGTGCTAAAGGGTACGGTGTCTTTTACCCAAAGCATGGAAAATGTATGGTCGCTCATCTCTGGCTATACACGCAGATACGTGGGCCTGTCCCTGAAGGCTTAGAACTCGATCATCGATGTCACAACCCATGGTGTGTTAACCCTGAGCATCTGGAGCCAGTAACAAGTGCAGAAAATAAGCGAAGAGGGCGCGAGTGGAAACTCTCGACGCAACAAGCCGAGCAGCAGACAATTGACAGTTTTGGTACGTCCGTCCCAGAAATTGGTTCAGAAAAAACTTGACAGAGATATACAATATAGTATATTATAGAACAACAGCGATATCGCACGTCATTGAAGTTTCATAGTCTTGTTGGCACGAAAGGATCACAATCCAAAAATGACACTCACGCAGAACACCCGTCTACTGTACTTTCTCCTGCTCGTTATTCTCGTAGCAACCGTCCTCTTTACCGCGTTCTACTTTGGCGGTGCGTACCTGATGCATCAACTGTGGCCTGCGACACACCACACACTGGCTATCATCTCGCATCGCCCGTAGGCTGACATTTTCGAGGGTGCACTCATACAGTCGCTTGCTTAAAGGGGGTTCCCACCTTGCAGGGACGAAACGGCGGCCCCCGCCCTCATTCGCTCAAGGATACCGACATGGGAAGGGGCTTGTGCACCGTCTACGCTGCGCTTCTCTCACTCCTTCCCATACTGTGTTTGCGAGGAGATTATGCAACCAATTGGCTGTTTTCTCATCCTTCTCATACTAGGGATAGGACTTCTCTTCCTGTGTGCTGAATACGCAGAGGAGGAACCGTCAAACCTGTACGAGGATCGCAATAAAGATTGGGACTAGGTACCTAGCGAGTGTAGTTCAGTAGGCAGAACCGCTGGTTGCCAATCAGCAGGTCACGGGTTCGATCCCCGTTGCTCGCTCCGAATGCCCTTGTACGAGGGAGACGTTGCGCTGCGCCTCGGAATGCCACAGGCAATGTCTCTCAGGGCATTCTAACAATGATAATCATTCTCGTTCCCAGTTAGCTCAACAAATGGTAGAGCGCGTGGCGGTTCACCACGTCGTTGGGGGTTCGAGTCCTTCACTGGGAACCAGAAGTCATCCTTTTGGATGACTTTTTTTGTTGCCCAAAAAAGGAGTGCAACATGACACCATTCACTAGAAGTGATCTCACCGAAATAGAAGAAGGCACAGTCATTGCCCCGTCAATGTATTGGGCAGTGGTGCCAGGAGAGGCATACGCCATGCGCTACTCCACCGCTCGTAACAGCTTGCTGGAAGCAAAGATACGCCGTATGCGCCAGCAGCGGCGCGTAGCCTTAGCAGAGAAGAGGAACAACGTATGAGCGATGTGCATCCTGTCGGCACGCCCTGGTGGAGAGTTCCTGTGAGCGGCGTTGTGAGTAGCGAGACCAATGAACTGACAGCAGAAGAACTGGCAGCACTTTTCCACACAACCTACGAAGCTCTAGCACCTGATTACGGCTATAAGACACGGAAGGACACGGCTGTACCGTGGGGGTCAGTGCCAGACGACAACAAACAACTGATGATTGCTGTCGCACAGGAAATCCTCAACAAGTTGCGCTGCACCACCTGTGGCAGCGAACACCTTTCTTTGTTACCTTGGGAAGGAACGATAGTAACTCCTCCAAAGGAGGAACAGCGATGGATGGTGTGACGGTCGGGAGAGTCGTCCACTACGTACTGGAAGGTGGGCGCAGCAAAGGTGAGCATCGGCCAGCGATCATCGTCCGTGATTGGGAGCAGGAAAACGGTCTGGTCAATATGCAAGTGTTTACTGATGGCTACAATGATGAGTTTCGCGAGAGTGCTGCTGGTATGCAGAGCAACGGTCAGGCCGTTGGACTCAGTCTCTCAGCGAATATCCTCTGGCGAACCTCGATTCACTACTCAGAAGAAAAAGAACCAGGAACGTGGCACTGGCCTGAACGAACGTAAGTAAATAAAAGGGGTGGCCCATGACAACAGCGCAGGAGCCACTCAAAGTCCAGCTTTATGCGCCACATAAATCCCAGATGACCTTGCATAGTTCTGAGGCAAGGTTCAGAGTTTTAGCCTGCGGAAGAAGGTTTGGCAAGACCTTAGCGTGTTGTAACGAGATGGCAAAGTACGCCCTCGAAAACAATGAGTCGATGTCGATGTGGGTCGCTCCCACGTATCGGCAGGCCATGATCGCCTTCCGTATGATGATTAAGGCGCTCAAAGGCGTGTTTGCTTCCGACCCGAACAAGAGCGAAATGCGCCTGGAACTCATCAACGGCTCGGTTATTCAATTTTCCTCTGCGGAACGCTACGACAATTTACGCGGCTCTGGTATTGGCTTCCTCGTGATGGATGAGTGCGCGCAGATCATGGAGCAAGCCTGGACAGAGGCGCTGCGACCAACGCTTGCCGACACAGGTGGTCGTGTGATCTTCATTGGCACCCCACGCGGGCGCAACTGGTTCTGGCGCATCTTTCAGCGCGGCCTTGACCCTGCCGAAGAGGATTGGGAGTCCTTTACCTTTCCGACTAGTGCTAACCCCTACATCCCCGCAAAAGAAATTGAAGAGGCGAAACGTACTACACCAGAGGATGTGTTCAAGCAGGAGTACGATGCAGAATTTCTGGAAGGCAGCGCCGGTGTGTTTCACAACATCGACGCCTGCACACAGGGAGACATGCTCGACCCTATCCCTGGCACGATGTACCTCATCGGGTGGGACCCTGCCAAGCACGAAGACTTCTCTGTTGTGACCGTGCTCAACCTGCACACCATGCATGTGGACTACTGGGAACGTTTTAATAAGATCGACTACACCTTCCAGGTTGAGAAGGTGGTGAGTATTGCGCACTGGTACAACTACGCGCCCGTGGAAATGGACGCGACCGGCGTCGGCGACCCACTCTTAGAGCAAGTGCGCAACTATGACGTGATTATCACCGGACATAAATTCACCAACGTCATGAAAGAGCAACTCATTCGCAACCTCTCCATCATGTTAGAGCGCGTCGCAATTACTTTTCCTCCCATCACGATACTCATCAACGAACTACGCCTGTTTTCCTACTACTATACGCTGCATAACAATGTGCAATACGAAGCGCCCTCTGGGGAACACGATGATACCGTAATATCACTCGCGCTCGTGGCCTGGAAAGCACGCGATATGGGTGACATTCCCTTTGCTACCATCACCGCAGAAGCCATGCCAGACGGCATCCCCCTGCCAGAGCAGATAGACGACGCTTTCTTAATGCAGCGCCAGGAGCAGATTGCGGCCTCGATGCGTTTCATTCAACAGACGCTTGGTTTCGTATAGCCACGGAAAAGGATGCCCACATGACACGCCGACGCCGCAAGCAAACCACTGCTGCACCGCGCACGCCACCTGACGTGCAGCAGGCGTACCAGGAACTCATGCGAGCGCTTGCTGTGGCGGATACGCAGGCTGTCGCAACAGCAGGCAGGACAGGCAACCAGTACGATCAGGTGCTTGACCTGCGCGACGCCGCAAACGTGCTCAACCGCTACCCGAAACTGGCGTCCTACCTGGAAGGCATCAAACGGCGTGAGGACGCAAGGCAAGACGCGCTCACCCGCCCTGATATCACGCTGTCTCACTCCCCTACAGGCAGCACCCCGCAGGCCAGCCCGATTGCTAGTGGTTGGTCTGGCACGCGAGACATGCCGAATTATGTCAACAACTCGCGTATGCTCAGGCAACTGGCGGATACCAATCCATGGGCACGCGCTGCCATCAATGTGCGTCGCCAGCAAATCGGGCGTGCCGACATTGCCGTGATGCCCAAGAACCCACTCAAGCCGTACAATCGGAGCATCATGCGCAAGGTCGAGTTTCTGCTCAACCAGCCCAACGAAATGCGCGACTCCTACCGCTCGCTCATTGAGCCGGTGATTGAGGACATCCTGGTGCTTGACCGTGGCGTCATCTCAAAAGACATGAATGCGCAGCGCATCCCACAAAACCTGTACTACGAAGACGGCGCGACCATTGCGATTTTGCCTAACTGGCAGGGCGACCCAAGAGATTATCGCTACCTGTTTACTCCTGCCGCCCAGACCGGACCTGACGTACCACTCTTCAACGATGAGTGCATTGTGTTTATCGCCAACTCCGCGACGCATCGCTACGGCCTCTCGCCGGTGCAAGTGTTGTACGATACCATTCAGGCCGACCAGGCTGCTTCTAAAAGTGCACGCGGCATGGTTGACCACAAACCGCCGCCGCACCTCATCCAGTTGCTCAATGCCACCCCTGGACAAATCCTGAACCTGCGCACGATGTACGAACAAGAACTCATGGGGCGTAAGGAACTGTTCCTGCTTGGCGGCAGCGCCGAAGCCAAAGTCTTCCCGCTGACACAATCAGCTAAGGACAATCAATGGATGGAGTGGCAGATATATCTGCTACGCAAGATCGCCGCCATTTTTCAGATATCGCCGCAACAACTGGGCGTCACCTTTGACATCAACAAAGCCACCGGCGACTCCCAGCAGCAAATCTTTGAAGACACCGGCCTTATTCCGCTCCTTTTGCTGCTGGAAGAGCAACTGAATCGCGAGTTGTTGTTTGATTATGCGCCTCGCCTAGCAGACGACCGTGTGAATATGGACGAGTTGAACTTGCGTATTGTCTATCCAGAGGTCAGTGAGACGGCGCGACAGATGCATGCCGAACGCGCCGCGACGATTGCCAAAGACAGCCTCATCGGACTACCCTCGATGACGCTTAATCAGGTACTTGAACTGCGTGGCGACCAGCCGGTGCCTGGCGGCAACACCTTCTACGTCCCAACGCGCTTTGGCCCTGTTCCCTGGCTATCCTACGATGGTGGCAACACCGGCGACTACAGCCCGCCGCCACTGGCAGGGGAAATGGGAGCGCAAGACCCATCAAGTGGGCCAACCGATGAGCCAGACCCCGACACCGTGAGTGGCAAAAGTAATGTCCCACTAGCGAGCCAACGCTCTACCCCTACAGGAGGGGCAGGACAGAACGCCGCGACCACTCCTACACCTACCAAAGCACTGATACCAGACTATCAGGCGACAGGTGCCAACCATACTGGCGCGATGGTGGCGCTCATCATCCCGCCAGACATCGCGGCGCAGTTAGCTATTCCTGGCGGTGAGCCTGTGCAAGACCTGCACATTACCCTCGCTTACCTGGGAGACAAGAACGACGAGCCGCAGGACTTCCTGACGCCCTTTAGCAAACCTAACCGCCTCAAACAGGCGATTGCCGCTGTTGCCTCAGAAAGCATCCCACTGAGTGGCTCTGTCGCAGGCATTGGACGCTTCAATGCAGAGGATGAAGACGGAGGACTCACGCCCGTCTACGCCAGCGTTGATATCCCAGGACTTGCCGAGTTTCGTACCAAACTGGTCGCGGAAATAGAGCGCGAGCACTACTTCGTGGCAAAAAATCACGGCTTCACCCCGCATATCACCCTCGCGTACATCGCGGCGGACGCGCCCATGCCAATCGAGAGTGTCCCAGCGCTCCCACTCTCCTTTGACACGGTGACGCTGGTGATCTGTGACGACCGCAAGGGCTTTCCGTTAGGTGACGAGCAGTATCCAGAGCAGGGAGAGTCGCAGACACAACCATCGCTGTCGCTGCATAAATTTGATGGACGTGAGCCAGGCAAGCGTTGGGCACCGCGCTACTACCAACAAGGAGAGGCATATGTATCACCCCGATGATGCCAACATCATTACCACCGACGACATCACCTGCTTGCGTGGCGTGGTGCTGCTTGAACGCGACGATGGCACGATGGAGGCAATTTTGCAACTTGATCTGCGTCAGGGAAAACCGTACACCACCGATAACCTGAAACTGCACCTGACCAACGGCGTCTCACATCGCTACCTCATGGTCGAGCCAGAGGAGAAAATCATTGACGCGACGCAAGAAGAAACACGAACACCAGAAACAAGCGCGGAGACAGCGGAGTCTGGACAATCGGTGGAAGCAGGAGATAGACCTCAACCAGACGCTGAAGCAGAGCGGGAAGAGGCTGAGGAAAGCGCTGAGAAAGAGCCGCAAGCTACAGCAGTAGGTACGCACACCGCTGTGCGCGTACGTGGCAGTAGGGGAACAAAGGCATGACCGTTGATTTTCGCATCTATACCGCTTCCCTGGTGCCTTTAGGGGAAGCGCAGCCCACTGCTGTACGCATGACAGGAAGTTCTACAGAACAGGACGTGCAGAAGAACCGCATGGCAATCGAGGCGCTGCAAGAGATGCAGGCACCCAACCTTGTGGGCATGAATATTTTCCTCAACCACAAGTACGAACTGCCCCATGACCTGTATGGAAAACTGGCGGCGATTCCTGACATCGTTTCATCTGACGGTTTCCTGGACGTGAGCCTGCTGGTCGATACCGACGTCAAAAACCCGCCCGCCGCGCAGACATTGCAACAAATTCACGACGGGCACAAACACGGCTGCTCGATTGGCTGCATGGTCAACAAGTGGGATTTCGCAGGGGAAACAGAGAGCTTGGCAGACGACCCCATTGTCATCCAGTCGATCACCCCCGTGGAATGGTCAGTGGTTGGCATCCCTGCCAACAGAAGGTGCTGGGTTGAGAACGCCATCGGCGGCGTCTTCACCCGCGTGTTAAGTGAAGAAGACTACGACCAGGCATTGAAGCTCGCCCCGACCGTGAAATCCCTCTTTTCCTATGACTATGAGAAATTAACACTCAAACTTGGGGCTAGCGAACGCAAGGCGTTTAGCGAGGTACAGGCGCGACGGACGCCCGAACAACAGTTGTTCTGGCAGCCCGCTCGTTCTATCTTCGTGATGAAAAATGGTAACGGCAAAGAGCAAGAACTCACCCGTCCCCAGGTGATGGAGCTGCTTCAGGCGTCCTGGGGGAAAGGCGCAGAAGCAGCTCTCACCCTCGACACAAGACGAGTACTACGCATGGCTGAGACGCTACTAGAGGGACGGAAGTATGCTGACCTACCTGATGATGAACGAGGCGTTTTAGCACAGCGCATCTACAATTCGCTGCGCGCAATCGTCTAGGTTATGGTTGATGTCTCTTTCCTCAAGGCGAATGAGCGTGTAACCTGCCTCCGGTATCTCTTTGTCTTTTATGACATCACGAGCCATCATCTCAGGAAGGCCGTGCCAGTACTCACCGTCGCATTCGATAACGACACGGTACTCTTCAAGCAGGAAGTCTACATTGAATTTCCCAAGAAGAGGCGTGTTCCAAAGGTACTGAATACCAAGAGTGTCTAGTTCTTTTGCGATGCGTCTCTCGATGCCTGTCTTTCTGAAACGTGGGCGTGCAGGGAGATTTTCTATAAAACTCTGTCGGAGTTGATCTTTTGTTTCTTCCGGTTGCTTACTCCACCAGAGGATACGGGAGTCAGACATTTTGTCCTTCGTCTTCTGACGGTGCTTTCTTCCTATCTGGTTGAGTGCCATCTCCTGACGCTTTTCTTTCGACAGCGGATGCGCCAGTGCTGACTGCCTCTGAATTTCACGTGCTTCTGCCGTGTGGGTTTTACCCCACATACCATTGTTGCTCCCCTGTAGCTTTGGGTTGGGTTTACCGCGCACCAAATCATTTTTGAAACGATTAGCGCACGCCTTATCACAAGATAATCTTCGTTCAAAAGCAGAAGGGCTTTCTTTTTGATGCTGTACTAGCAATTGTCCACAATACTGGCAATTGCGAAGTAGGCCATAGGTAAGCCCACTCCTGTGATGGTAGAAACAACGTGTACAACAGAAACGACGTGTACGAAACCGTACTGGTTTTTCTTTCTCTCGACGCACAAGTATCTTTTGGCAATGCTCACATTGCCGAACTGGTTCTTCCATGTGTGAGGTTCCTCCCAATCATATTCTAGCACATAAGGAGTCTCTTATGCAATTAACGGTGCTCTCGGCCACCGATGAGCAGGATTTACTCGCCAGGATACGCACGCTGGCGGCTGATGGCGGCGACGGTGGCAAAGCCGCGCAAAAGGCTCGATCTGCACGCTATGGTATTGGTGTGAAGGATGGCGGTAACGTCACAAAGCCTAGCAAGTGGTCGAGTGTACCGGATGGGCAATGGGGAGACCCCGTTAACAAAATGGCGGCGTGAGTGGGTAACTGCTCACGAAAACCTCTCTTATATCGGTGAACCTCCCAACTGCAACAAGTGGAAAATACCGAGGGAAGAAGCAATTTCACCCGTAGAGACTGAACGAGAGGCTCCTGTTTTACAGGATGATGTTACAGGCCGAACTCACCAGGAATGGTGAGAGCATGGCAGAAATGTCCATGCCCGTACTACTGTATGAGTAACAAAACGCAACTATCGCTACCCCTGTCATGACAAGGCTCACGCCGACAATGCCGCCTCTCGCTGGGGCGACGCATCAAACCGTAGCCAATACAACAGTGCAGAACAAGGGATTATCGGAGGCCGTATCAAGCGGCGTCAAGCTCATTTCGGTTCAGGAACCGACACAAAGGAGAAAGAGATGCCGTCTGAAAGCATCGAAACCCAGGACGTTGAGGACGAAGAACTTACGACCCTCGACGCAGCCAACTATCACGCGCCACTCTTGGGGTCGCATAGCCACGACCACAGCCACGGCCCAGGCGATGCATCCCACAGCCACGCGCATAACCACAACAACTCCAACTCGCATCTCCACGACCACACGGGCAACCTGGACGGGGATGGCGGGCAACCCGATGGGGATGGCGACCAGGACGACTGGAACGAGCCACGTGCTGCTACAGCAAGCGGCAGCGGAGTCAATAGTAGCATACCCACGCCAAACGATGCACAGAGCAACCCAGGACGGGCCAACAACGCCGACAATAACGACAGTACAGGACGCGCCAATAAGTCCTTCGACCCATCGCTCCTGCTTGCCTATAACGGCCTGGGCAAGACCCTTGGCTTCGCTGCGGTAGACCCACAAGGCAACCGCGCCGATGGCGTGACCCTTGAGGGTGACAACAGCATCGCCTTTCGCGATTACCTTGTGGCCCTCAGAGAGGCAGGGACACACCTTGTCCACAGCGCTGACTACATCGCGCTGCGCTTAGGCGTTGAGGTGCCTGCTCTGCCTGCTGGTTCACCCGCCCCTGTCACGCCCGTGGTAGAGACGCCCCCTCCTGCTCCTATCCAGGTCATCACGATGCCGAATACACCGCCTGATGTCGCCGACATCCAGCGGCAACTTACCAATGCGAATAATGAGCTACTAACCTTAAATCAGCAAATTGGCGCACTCAAGGGAAATGGTTTAGGGCGACCTACGACCTTCGCCGGACGCAGCCCCCTCAGCGGGTTCAATGGCGATAAACCTGTGCACATAGAGGCGCAGACGCCAGAACAATTGAGAACCAATACCGCTATTCAGAAGCGCGGCGACGGCGTGAAATGCCGCCTGTGGCCTTATGGGCACGGCATCCACCAGCGCCCACAACTGAGTAACGACCAGATGTCCATCATGAGCATTCAGGACATGGACAACTACTACCAGGGACGAGAAGTACTCGTTCCGATTATCCACGAGGGCGACTAGCCCTCTAGTGCGACGCTGAAAGAGCGTCTGCGATAGCATCCTATTCAGGCAACCGAAGCCAGCCAAGCACGCCCAATGAAAGGACGGCTATGGCCGACAATTCCTTTACCGAGGTCATGCATCCCAGCGACCAGGTATATATGATTCGCAGGCAGGAGCAGATTGATCGCCTCCTGACCATGAACACCACGCAACTTGACCGCCAGTTACGCTACATGATGAGCCAGCCTGCCCCCCGCGACGAGAGCGGAGAAATCAGTAAAAAAGTGGTTGGCGAAATGTACAACGCGCCCTTTATCCCAACTGTCACCAAGAACATTTTGGGGTCAGGGACAGCATCTGGCCTGACAGACGGGTCTCCGTTGATCCGTCAGGACCTGGAACCGACCCTTTACGCGCTAAGCTCAACAATTGGCCCAGCAGCGTAGTGTATAGGCTGCGCTGTCTGAGAACCTCGCTGTATCGGTGAATACCCACATTCCATGGGCGACACCGAGGCAACCTGCGCAAGCAGAGAGACCGTAACGACTAAACGCGAGGGCCGAAAGGCATGATATAGTCTGATCTGCACGTATACGAGAAGGTGCAGAGGCACGGAGAAATCGCGTGCCCCGCTCACAGTAGAGTGTTGTGGGTGAGTAACAACTTGATTCGTGAAGGTGTTTCCAGCATGGGAGCGGCTTGCCAAGGGACCAGCAAATGGACTCGTACACGCTGCAAACCAAATTACGACTCCTGACCCCGCTGCGCTTGGCTCAACCGCCATCACAGAACTTGGCGTAGTCAACTACGCCGCCTCGACGTATGTCAGGGCAACGTATCCTATCGCCGTACTCGCAACAGGGCGCGGCGTCAGTCAAAGAATAGAGGCTGCTTAACAGAGTGATCTGTTATGAAAAACATCACTGATATCGGGGAATAGCTTCATCTTTCTGTAAATACAGAAGGAAAAGCCAACCGCGAGGCAAGCAAAGTCTTGATATCCTGGTGATCTCTCATCCTGTTATGAAAATTCAAGTCTTTTACTTCCTGAATGTATTCGTCAAGATGAGTGGTTTCTCCAGAATGATACTCTTGAAGGAATTTTAAGGCTATCTCAATCCTCCCACGCTTCACCATTGCGTAGGGGAGGATATTCTGAAACATGTACTGTGAGTCAGTTCGACTCGATGCACACAATCTGTACAGTCCCTTCTGCCGAGAAGACTGTCTTTTTGTAGCATATAGTGGTTTTTTTGATGGTACGAGGTTGGATACGAATAGAAGAGAGGCTGGAACTGTATCAGACACGACAAATGTTGCGCGATACGTCGATTTTCTCTCGCGTCTCTTTTCCAGAAAAACATATCCTTCACCATCAAAATACCCAGCAGTATAAGCAAACGCGATGTCCTGGATAACGTTCCCGTACTCATCAAAGTACACTGGTGGGACAAAATGGGATAGGTTATTGTCAAGTTCATACACTGGGATCAGTGGAGAAAAATTACCACTTCGATCAGTGTGCGCTCGTGCTTGAACAACAAGGCGATCGAGTTCTTGTATCTCATTGCTAGGATATCGCTGCGATCCGTTTTTCCCAATGATATCGGGGTATATGGCGTCCATATATTCCTGATGATCCTTAACCTTGAGAATGTCAGTCACATTCTGATGTTTTCGGATGAGGTATGGATGGATACCTTGCAAGAAGTTGTAAGCTCCCTTCGTATGGAACGAAAGACGATAGCTTCTGTTTGCATTCAGATTAACGGGCTGTACGTCACACAACGTCCCGCCATAGTTGAGATAAGTCGCAATGATAGGGTCAGGCACAAGGTTCTCCATAATCGCCATAATTGTGTAGCGATGCCTCTGAACTCTGTCATTGCCTGACTGAGAATGGACGTAGTAGGTGTTCTTCCGAACATAGGCTGACCCTTCTCCATCAAAAAATCCTGCAAGATACGCAGTAAACAGTTCGTTAACCATGACTTCTCCTGTGGGGTTTAATATCACGCATATACTGCTTGACTCACTCCACATGATAGCATAGTTGACAGCGAATATCAAGCTTGTGCAGCCGTAGAGACTAAGCGTGATGCTCTCGCGTATGCGAGATGATGCGATAGTCCGCTCTATATGGAAACATATAGAGGGCGACAGAAATGATCGTCCCCGCCCATATGGGTGAGTAACAATATAGTTCAAAGAACTTGCAGCGGTAAATGCTTGCCGCCTTGCCGCGTAAGCGGCTCGATTAAACATCTCTGAAAACGGGGAAACTCCCAACTGAAAGAAGTGGACAATCCCGTGGGAAGACGCAAGTCGCCCGTAGAGAGCAAGCGAGATGCCCCACTTACCTAAAGTAAGTGGGTGAAGCGGTGCTCCGACCTTCTCAGGAATGAGAAGAATAGGGAAGAAATTGACCTATCCGATTGTTTGTGATATAATAATCGAGTAACAAAGTGAAGCCAGGGTGGTGCTCCATACGACTCGCAGAAGACAGAACTCGCTAATGGTATGATAAAATTAGCGACTGACGCCCAATACTTTCTGTTTCAAGGAAATGCAACAAATAGTGGAGGCGTCGCCACAACCGAACAGGGACTCTACAACGCCAGTGCGTTTGATGGGTTCCGTTCCGTCCTCGGCTCAGTCGCAGGGTTTACTACCAACAATGCCATTCAGGCCGACATCCAGAGCCTGAACATCTTAGAGTCCCTGCAATTGGTCTCGGCCAAAGCCGCCAACAACGGCGGCATGCCCTCGTGCGTCCTCATGAGCATGAACGCCAAACAGGCGCTCGACACCGAACAACAGTCCAACCAAAGGTACAACAACGATTTCACGGAAATCATCCCAGGTGTGCGCGTGAACCAGATAAACTGGGCCAATGGCTCCCTCGCCATCATCCCCGTGCCAGGTAACACGATCGGCACCTATATCCGTACCAGTGACGGTCAGTTAGTTGAGGATATGTACGTCCTTGACGAGCGCACCGTAACCGTGCGTTGGTTGTATAGTGAAACTTTTACAGTTTTACAAATTCCATCTGGTGTAGATGGTTCTCTCTCAAATCGTTTCATCCCATTCATAATGTTTGGGCTGGAACAGGCAGCCCCCTTGTTTAATGGCAAGGTTCGGAGGCTCGCGAGTTAAATAGTGTAATTCACTATAAATACTACGTCTTTTGGCTTTGCCAAAAATGTGGTATACTACGCTTGTGGGGAACCCATACCCCATAGGAACCTCTTAGCTTAACTCACACAGAAGAACGGCCTCCTCTCACAGGCCGTTCTTCTGTGGTATAGTGGGAGCGTTGAGTCCATCAACACACAATCCCACTGTCGGAGTCTCTCCGCGCAACCCATAGAAGCGAATCAGGCCGACCAGCCTGGACAGTGGGACACCACAAATCACACAGAGACCTTCTCAAACGAGAAGGTCTCTTTTTCTTGGAGTTTTTTATGCCCACCGCAAAAACCCTTACTGCCACGGCAAGTTATGTCGCGGTACAAGAGAAACCTTCACCTATCGTCACTGAGATCAAGGACGACGAACTGTATAACGTCCTCTTTGGCTACGGTCGTGTCGCCCCTACAGCAGTGTCCTACCTCGACGAATACACGGTAAAAGGTGGTGTCATCACCAACGTCCCAGGCTCTATCGCCAAGCACTGGCGCAGTGGGACTCGTCCCTCCGGTGGCAAGCCACAGGGCCGCGTGCATGTCTATGTCCTGCCGCAGGATGCCACTGAAGAGGATTTTATGCAGGCGGCTGGTGTCTCGACGGAAGACCTGCGCAAACTCGCCGCAATGACTGGCCCGACCGATATCCAACGCATTATGGCCGAACTTGGCCCCGACAAGGCTCGCGTACTGCGCGACGCCCTCAACCAGCACTTTGGCGGTCGATAACCGCTAGAAAGGCCATCACTCATGGCTCAAATCGCGAAAATGCTCGGTAAGAACCGAGACATGCCCTTTGCTGCTACCGTCGCCCTTCCTTTAGGAGCCGCAGGGTCAGCACAAGACTACGAAGTACCTTGTTTCACCGTTCCCAATCTCGCTGCGCTCTCCCCTTCCTCGGCAGGGTCACTTGGCGACCAGCCATCCAATGCCGTCGCGGTACGTGCGATCTACCTGATGCCAGCGGCAACTATTACCGGTGCGGCAACAAACTACGTGTCGTACGCAAACAACGTGCGGCGCAACCTGGGCGTGAATACCTCTACCTCTACAACCATCGCCTCTGGCTCATCTGTCGTAACACCCGCAACAGGGTCGTTGATGAACAACATTCAGGTTGGGACACGTATAGATGTAGGAGCTGTAGGTACTCCTGAAACCGTCGCAGTGACGGCGGTGACAGCAACGACATTCACAGCAACCTTTGCGACTACGCATACCTTTGTTGCTACACCGATTACACTGGTGAACTCAGCGGCTACGCCGTTCATGGCCTTACCTGTCAATACCACGACCGTCACAACAGCGATTGTTGCCAGTACCATGGCGGTACCACTTACATCCATGTCGAATGTCGTACCAGGCATGTCGCTCAACATCGCTGCTGGTGGCGGTACGGCAGAAACCGTCGTTGTCCAATCAGTCACAGCGACTACCTTCACCGCCACCTTTGGTTTTTCTCACTCAACGGGTACCGCAGTCACTTCTACGCCGCTTGCATCAATTACCTATAGCGCGGCAACAGTGATTTCACAGGCCAACAACGCTGTTTTGTTTAATCCTGTACAAATCAACAACATCCTGCTGCCAGGTGATGTGGTGACAGTTGCACGCACCACTACCGGCACGGGAATCGCTACCCCACTTACCGCTTGGGAATTTGAACTGATTCCTGCGAGAGTCAGGTAGGTGGTGTACTATGCATGAACGTACCGATAACCTCAGCCCGTACTACCCTTTTCATGTGACAGCTGCTGCTACCGCACAGCCACTAGGCGATAATGTCGCCACAACATCGGCTACAACCATTACGGCAGGAAGTGACAAAACTGTCACTCCCGCTTCTATGACCAACATCGTGCAGGGGATGCGCCTGAATTTCTCAGCTGGTACGGGTGCAGCGGAAGACGTGATTGTCAAAACCACCAATGTTGTAGGCGGGACGTTTACCGCCGACTTCGTCAATGGACATAGTGGTGCCTACAACATCATTTCGTTTCGTCCCCAATACCTTGGATCACTGGTTATCAACGCCGTTGGTTCGATAACGGCCATTAGCATCTATAACGGCTCTCCTCTCCTCTACAATGGAGGTACCGGGACAGGGGTGTTGATAGCAAGTATTGGCATCCCATCCGCAACAACGTTGTACCTGTATAACTGCTACTGTAATCGCGGTGTGTTCTATACACAGACAGGTACAGGTTCTATTACCTTTATGGTTACGGACGACAATATCCTCTAAGAAAGGAGTACGCTCATGGCAGGAGTTCCAGGAGTACCCGAACCCAGTTCCCCTAGTTTTGACAGTCAAAATCCCATTAACCCGTTGCCTTCACCCTCATCTGGTGCAGGCATCCTTCCATCAGGGCAGGCACCGCTCTCTACTGCGCCCAACGGGAACGGCATACCGCCTCCCAATAGCAACAGTACGAGTGCGCCCGTCAATCCCAATACCGATGCGCCTATCTCTACCGCGCCCAATGGACGCGGCATTCCACTACCCAATGGCGGCGGGCAGGGCATCGTCATTTCCCCAGCACCAGCATCCAGGACTGCGTAAGCGTAGAACAACTCGCGTGAAAGGAGGTGTGTTATGCCAAAATATGTCACAGTCAATCAATATCGCGATTCGGACTCTGGTATTCTCACCCCCGACGTCACCGACCGCATCCTCACCGACAAAATTCAGGATGCGGAAGCTTCCATTGACGCGTACATGGGCTTTACGCTGCAACTGGGTGGTTTCGAGCAGCACCGTGTTTTGACACAGGCAGGCTACGACGAGCAGACGCTACGCATACGCGTCCCTAACTTCCCTGTCCCTGTGCAGACGGTGTACGGCTTCAAAATCCAGGTGTCCAACATCTCGACGTCTGGCGCAGGCTTCTTTGCCACGATCAGTCCAGGCGACTGTGTGATTAACATCTTCTCCAACTACGTGGAGATTGTACCCTTGCAGGCCGTGACCTACGCACTCTCGCCAGTCCTGATGCAATTAGGATTGAAACCGCCCTTGGTGCAGATGGAGTACCTAGCAGGGTTTTACTTCCCCGTCTTTGGTGAGACGCTTATGAACAAGGGAGATAACACCACCTACTACATGCAGCGCGGCTTCCTGGCAACGGTCTATACCCAGGCGCTCTCTATCCAGCCGCAGGTATTGCCACCTATTCCAGCAGTGGTGTACCTCAATGGTGCGGTGCAGTCCTCCGGCTTCACCATCAACACGACTGAGGGGTCGGTGACATTCACCAGCGCTCGCGCTGGCACCGATGTCGTGACCGCCGACTACACCTACACCATTCCAGACGCCGTCAAACAGGCAACCATTTCTCGTACCACGTGGATACTGGGGCAGCGCCAACTGGCAAAACTCGGCATGGTGGGACTCGACTTTGTATGGGCAGGGGAACAACGTGCCAAGCGCATCCAACACCCCGTGTTCAATAACCTGATCGACCCTGATACCGCCAACAAGCTCATCAACTTCCAGCAGATCGCAGTAGGCTAAGGAGGAAAGCTATGCCTGTCTTGAAAAACTGCGTCTTCAGTACGCAGCGCTCTTCCTTTACGCCCTCCAGCGGCGTGACGGGCTTGCCGCTTCCGTACCTCACCGATCAAGCGGGCAGCATGCGCCAGATCACCGGAGACGACTATATGGTGCTGCCAGAAGGGGCGCTCAAGACCGTGTTCTGTATCGCGGTAGACCCACTCGTAGACGTCCTGATCGGGGATGTCATTACCAGTATTCGCTATAACGACAAAGTGACGCCCTGGCTGACGCACGGGGAGCAGGAAGTCTGGCGCGTGCTGCACGTCCATCGCACATCACCTGGACCACTGGAACACCGCCAGTGCTTCATTGGCCGCTTCACCGGAGGGGGGGTGCCTTCAGCATGAGCTTTTTTACACTTACACGTGGAACTTTTCTTCCGACCGTGGAGGGTCGTGTCCTACGCACCATCGCAGAAATTCCACCGTTCTTGGATGAGATGCTGACGCAAGTCGGTGAGGAAACCATCTCAATGCTCCACGACGCGACCCCTAGAGGCGTTGGGCGTACTGGTGGACACCTTGCAGACTCCTATAGTTCCACCGTCGATGGGAATGTCCTCATTGGACTAACCGATCAGGCTATGAAATTGAATTGGGTACGCTACGGCACCATGTATGCCGACCCTATCAGGCCACGCAGGGCCAAGGCTCTCTGGTGGCCTGAAGCGGCACATCCGTACGCCTGGGTTCACGGCCAAGAACCTAACGACTTCATTTCTCCAGTATTAGATGAATTAGAAAGATTTGTAGTTGACCAACTTGAGCCTTTTGCTCAGAAGCTTCTAGCAACATTACGTGGTGGATAAAGACTCATCCTTGCGTCTTTCTTTTTTCCACACCCTGCGACATTCTCTACAAGTCCTACTACCTCGTGCGTCGGTATACGTGTTCTCAAGTGTGTATGCATGACCGTGAGGACAATGTGTCTTTTGTTTATTAGAGATAGACGGGGCAACAACTCCACGTTTCTTGTTAGCAGTAGTACTACCGCACGCCCTGCAATGCCTACTCCCGTCTACCCAGATGTAGGTATTATCAGAAGTGAACTCGTGTCCGTGAACACAGTACGTTTTACGTGAGTTTAATGCAGATGGACCTACGCCGCGCAGGAAGTTCTCTCCAGTTGTCACACGCTCTAAATGTTCTGGATTCACACAGGCACGATTCCTGCACAGATGGTCAATAGGTAATTTCTTAGTAGAGTAAATTCCGTAAGTGTGTCGGTATATCCACTGATGTGAATACATTCGTCTGACACCATTCCAGAGTCTTCCGTATCCATCTGAGTTCTTAGGGTCAGTCCATTCCCAACAATGCCAGTACTGACCTTTATCGTCGATGTGGTCAGCGAGGACAAGCTTTTCGAGGAAACGTTCGAGTGGGTCTAAATGAGGTATAGTATGCATATGATAGAATTGCCTTTCTGTCATCGGTCGAGGGGTGTTAGTAGCACCGCCTCGACACCAATTTTAATGCTATTATACCACATTTGCCAACCTCAACTCTCTCCTCAAGAGCTTTCAGTAACGTTCAGAGGAGGGTAGCCTATGCCACTGCGTCTCCTCAACAATCCTGCAACCGACGTCGTGGCAATGGCGGCGCTCAAACAGATCATCGTACCCAACACCCAGATGGCACTTGGCAGCAGCGACAGCACAGGACTCTCGCGAGTGTATATCAATGCCGTGTATCCCTTGAGTATTGCTGACTTTCCTTCTGTCCTGATTTCTTCCAAACCACAGACCTATACCCAGTGTTCCCGCTCGACCTACAACGGACTGGTAGATATCTCTATTGCCTATTACGACCGTTGGGACAAGCAGCCACAGACGCTCGATCAGGTGTATGCCAACGTTGCGCTCGACCTGGAACGCATGCGGGCCAATATCGAGAGCAACGACCGCGCCGTCCTCAATGGCATTACCGCTATTGAACGCATACAGCGCATCATCGTCAGTCCTTACTACGGGGAACTCGACCACTCCATTCCTGACGTC